GTTGTTGGTGTGTAGTCTGGACAAACTTCTTTGAGTATTTCGGTCGCCTGTTCATAAATTTCTTTTCTGCTCTCTCTTTGTAACTTTGCATCGTGTTGCGATGTTTTATTGGAGAGATGGAAGTTCATTGTTCCTTCTTCGTTTGAAATTGCTTTGTTTACCAGAACACACCTATCATCCTGAACAAAACTTTCGTGGCATGATATTGCTCTTGGGTCTGCATCAAAACTATACAAAGTTATATCTTTCCAAATATCTAAAAATGCTTTGGTGCCTTCTCCATCAGCACAACCAATTTCGATGATTGTTGGATTGTCGATTTTGATATAGTTTTTTAATTTTTCTTCGTAAACATTCATACTATGATTACCTTTCCTTTACATTCATTTAACCACCAACCAACTTCTACAAATGTACTAATATAAGAGCCAAGAATTGTTGGATTCATTCCGAGTAAATACATTTCAATAATTGCATCCTGTGACGCTTCTAGTGTAGACATGTAGTGAGTACCCGGACTGAAATCCCCTTCTCCTCGTTTCGGATAATCAATAACTCTGTCGCCGTATCTTTCTTTAAGTGTGTCGATACAACTTTGATGGTCGGCACATACGAAGAAATTTTTATCTGGCATTTCGTCCATATACTTAAAGTAATTTTCAAAACTAAACAAACATTGTCGCCTTGCATCATCTGCCCATGAACGCATGTGTACCGAAACTGTGTTTTCATTAAAGTTTTCGGATGAGAACGAATCTATTTGTTCTTGAATGTATTTGGCGGGTTTTAGTTTTCTTACCTGTTCGATATATGATTCTTTAATGTCATCAGGAATTCTATCATATTCGTGGTCAATATTTCTGCCATTGTTTAATTCTATTTTCTTTCTTAGTTTGTTATTATCGAATTTCTTATCAGGATGTTCCTGTGCAAACCCTTCGGGAATATCATCTGATTCTAAAACCAATAATCGTTCATTGAATCTTGTTTCTGTTCCCTCTGGAATATATCCAATCTCTAAATCATTTTCAAACAATTCACTAAAATCACAAGTGGTAAATCTGTTTCTTGGCCATATAAGTTTTGTATTGTCGTCTATACGCATACAACTCAATAAACATTTTATCCTGTTCCCTAACCCCGAATCAATTGTAGATACTATCATTTCAACAACTCCTAAAATGTTGCCAGTCTTTTAATTTCATGTGTTCGACAAAACATTGTTCTGCAATAAAACTCCTCATTCCTTGAGGCCAACATCTGTCATGTATTTCTATTTCTTGTCCATTCCAAGAACACCATTTTTCTGTACTGAATAAATTACCATCGATGGAAAATTTCTTGACCATCGGTCTAGTGAACCCATAAAAGAAACCATTTAATGCATATCCTTGTCTTCCGTCCCAAGAGTCATTTGTAGTTTCAATTAACTTATCCCCTGCACTTTCTCGTCTTTGATGATGTGTAGAAACACCTTCATCGTTTGAAACTGGCCCATAAATTGAAATGTTCTTGTATTTATGATTCCATATGGCATCTACAAAATCATTAATGGTTTCGTTTATTACCAAATCCTCATTTGTGTTAAAGATGACATCGCATTTATTTTCTACCGCCTCTCTTATCCCCATATTCCATGCGTTTGTTAATCCGCCGATTGATTGGTCTTCGATATAATGATAATGAAAATTGGACGGAAGTGATGATTCGTCTAATTGATTTTCTGATTCATTATCCATAATAAAAACTTCATACGGATATTTACAAAAGTTCTGAACCGATAGTAAATAATTCTTCAATAACTCTCTACCATTTGGTCGAATCTTTTCGCTGTAATGATTCGTTACTACAAATCCGACTTTAACTTGTGGCTGAGTTTGTTCCATAGGATACAACCTCCTGCGTTTCATGGTCGATGAGTGTCAGGCAATTTCTGTTATTATTTCTGTAACATGATACTGAACCACCTAATTTTGCAAATTGGGTGTTAGATTGTCCTACAATGTAATCACAGGACGATAACAGTTCAATTATCTTGATACCTGTCATTGTTTCTTCTTTTCTTAATTCAGGATTATCTGATACTAATTGCCAGTTTGCATTGTCGTATCTCTTTTCTAGGTCATCTTGTATAAATTCCAATCCCGAATAATTCTCTACAAGTTCGTGATATGGTTCTGGTGAATCGCTTGTGACAAATACCTTTTTGATTCCTGTTTCGTCACTTATTCTTTGCACTTCTCTCATATAACTTTCAAGAAGAACATACTGATTCTTGCCTGTTTCAATTCCCTTGTCGCCTCTACGAACATGCAATCCAATCATAGGACTAGACCATCCAATGCCTTCTTTTACTTCATTGTTTTTATCTGTATATTCTGGTAAAGGAATAAACTGCGATAAAATCAAACCAGAAAAATACAAGTATCCATTTTCTTCGTTTGCATACATTGGGTCACACCAACATTGATATTTGTCTTTGTGTGGAGAATTCCAATATTGATTAAAATCAAAATAGCATACTTTAGAATCTTGAAGGTTGCTAAATTCAAATCTGTGGACATCGGAATTTCTACTCAATACTTCTTCTAGTGTATATTTTGATGTTGGTTCATAACATTCGTCATACAATGAGCCGGCATTTCTAAAAATAATAGTTCGGTCGAATACCTGTCCAAGTTGATACGCAAGTTTTCTTCTTGCTACCATTGCACCAAAACCACCCGGTTCAATATCGGCAATTAAAAACTTGGCATCTTCAAAATTTCTTTTGAGTTGTCTGTCTTGAAATTGTTTTTCAATTGTTAATTGTGATGCAGTCATCTATTTTTTCACTCCAATACTTGAACCATAATTTATCCATATTATACACTCCCTGTGTATACTTGTCCATCATTTTTTTATATTTATGTTCAATATTTTCATCCGTAATCTCTTTCCAATCATCTATGAACCATATCGGTAAATCATAAAATTCTTCCATTGCTTTATGTTTCTTTACAATTGGAAATGAGCCTAATATAAGTGTCTGCCAAATTCTATGACAATCATACCCTGTTCCGAACGGACAAACATTAAACTTGTGCCGTTTTACTTCTCTATAGTAATCTTTTAAAAATTCTTCACTTGTTCTATCTTCGTTTGTGTATTCACGGTATGTTGTAAAATCTTTATCTTTAAAATAGTTCAGGCACTGTCCTCTTTCTGCCTCATTTGTGTGTGGTTGAAAACTAATCAATACACCTTTATTTGTTTCTATTTCTTCTTTGTTTACATCTTCAAGAATTTTAACATTCCCTTGAGGATTGTTGTCAAACCGCCAATGTTTATTATCAATTCCTAATGGTATTGTCTGTATTTTTGAATTATCTGTAATGTTATTAACGGCGAACCATTTTATGACTTTATCTGTCATTCTTGATTCCCAATAGGCATCAATTGGAATATCACTTCTGCCTGTTATTAGTATAAAATTATTTTGAATTCGCGGTTCTATTATATTAAAAAAGAAATCCAGTGCTTCTGTAACAACATAAATCTTATCGCCTTCTCTTACCGTTTCAGGAGAAATGCCGTTAGCCAAATTATATACATGCAGTGTATCGTTTTGTAACATTATTGCATGTTGGCACACATTTCTAAAAGTATAAGAAGTAATATATGGATGACTGCTTACATTATCGCTCATCGAATAGCCTTCTTTATATTCTTTACAAAACCCAAAGGTGATAAATATTCCTTCCATATTTCTCTGTTTGATTTTTGTATTTCTAATAATTGTTCTGATGTGCGTTTTGCGAAAAACTGCATAACATAATAACCCACTTCTTGCCATTTATTCCCAGGCACCATGACACAATGTTTTTCCCAATCAATTTCTGATTCAAAAGGAAACACCATATCAGTATCAATTTGAACTGGAATCCTTCCCATAGACATAACCTCATTTAATCTCATAGAAAAGTTTCCAGAACCTCTTGTGCATAGAGTAAATAAATTTCTTTCTATATTAGAATAATGTTCCCTTACTGATACACTTTTTGGAACACCGTGCGCCCAGAAATATTTTCTAAGAATATAATCTGTTTCAATTCTATCATCTTCTTCTAACACATAAAGAGAACCTTGTCTTACTTGGTGGTCTTTTGTTCCAAAGAATCCACAAAATCCAACTGTCGGTTTGTTTAATTCATCTTCAATATATGAACCTGTAAATCTATCACAACGAAAAGGGGGAAGTGCATATTCGTGTGATTTTCTTTCGGTTCTATACATTGAAGTTCTTAATATTATACCGTCTTCTGGTTGCAAAGGAAGGTCGCCAGAATAATCATCCTCAAATAGTTGTAATACTTTCTTTCCGTGTTGTCTTGCTATATCCACATAGGGAAACCCCGCATCCATATCTTCCCATACATTAAATGGGTCTGCTACAGTTGGCCAATGCGGCCATTTAAAAGGAAGAAAAACAAAATCACAATCTTCTACAGAAGTGAGTTCTATATAATCTTTACCGTGTGCTATTAATTCTTCAAATCTATTTACTTCATGTGGTTGAAGAACTTCTTTCTTTAAACGAGCAACACCGTGCTTATCTTCCAAAAAAGGAAAAAGAGGCATTACTTCACTTTTATTTCCCAGCCACTTGGAATCAAAAGAATCTAAATCACAATACAGTTTTAATTTATTTTCTGATGACTTCATTGAAATCCTCTGTATCTAAATACCACATTTCATGGTCTTTGAATCTTTGAATCTTTGAATCCATACCACTTATGTAATTATTGTGTACAATATATTTGTCATCGTTACAAATGTTATTGTCAAAATATGCCTGTCCATTTGGAAACCACTCCATTGGCAATACTGCTAATTTCAAATCTTCCAATCCTTCTATTCGATTTTTGTTGGCGTATGTTTCATTGAACGATGCCTGGTCGCCTGTGGATTTTCCTTCTTCTATATTCTTCGCATGAAGTTTCATACATTCATCATAAAATCTTAATGTCTTTTCATTTGAACGAATGAACACTACACCTGTGCATAAACTGTGCCACCTTCCTTGACTGTCAGAATCGTCTTGAATCATAATATCAAACGATTCGGCGTCAGGTATATTGGTGACAAATTCCATTGGATTCTTAAAGGCAACAATATCGGTGTCCAAGTAAAATACATTACTGCCACTTTTAAGTGCATCTATAATTGATTGAATTTTGTAATGAACTACCCTATGAAATCCTGTGGTATTCCAATCTTGATATTCGTTGAAGGTTTCGCCATCAATTAACTTGGCATTAAGATTGTGAGATTTGAGTTTTTTATAAGAAGAATCATCAGCGGCATATAATAAAATATCCTCATCTGATACTCCAACTTGTTTCAAACTGTATATGCAATTCAAACACATATCGGAAGCACCATCATTGGTATATAATAAAAACTTATCATTCATAATAAAAAACCTTTTATGTTAAACTGTCAAGGTATCAAGATTAAAATTACTTTTACTATGACCATCAAATATTGCTTTATCGTATATGTACACCTCTGGACTTTCTTGTTCGGTGTGCATTTCATCTGCATCTGGATGTCCACCGGGAAGCCACTCATGTCTAATAATACAAAGATTTAAATTGACCAACTTATTTAATAATCTACAAACTGTTGTTTGCTCATCGTCTGCATATACTGATTTATATTCTGGATGATAAATATGTCCCATTTTTTTATAGACAGGATAACTCAATACTGCAAGTGTCATAATTCTTGGCCAGTCTGGTCGAAGTCCATCATTAAAGTTTAATGCACCATCACATTCTGGAAAATGCTTTTGCATGTTCTGTACTATAATGTCATCATAATCTTTTATCTGTGGAATCATATCGTCCGAGAAAAGTAGAAGAATATCAAATTCTTCTCCATCCATATCTTTATTTACTGCTTCTATTTTTGATTTAGAATCGCCATATTTGTATTCTAATTCATAATACCCTGCTTCTTTGCCAGTATCATTTACACCATCCATCCACTTTTTCATTTCATCCGTATTCATGGTTTCGTCATCTAAATCAGCGGTGACGAGAATACGAACATAATGTTTTCCAGAAAGAAAATCAATGTATTTTGATATCACCTCTTTGAATTTCTCTGGACGGCTTCGGGTTGGTGCCTTGATTAGTAGTTTTGGTTTTTTCATAATATACTCCTTGGTTTCACTTTGAATTACCTATATGATATTTAGGTACTAATTCCCACTCATCTTTTTCCTTGAACGGTAGAATCTTAATTTGATTCATTGGTGTAATTGGTTCTTCGCACGAATCATAATCTACAATTTCCAATAGTTCCCATTCTTCTAATAATCCTACAATGGCATTTCTTCTTCCAATATCATTTTCGGATATGTCTGTTTTAAGTCCATCAAGTGCAAACAATTCCTTAAAATGGACGATGTAATACTTTCCTCTTTTATGGAGGATGTGGCAGGATTGGTAAAGTTTCTTTTCTTTTCTTGATGATACTCCAATTCGAGTAAGTGTTTCTCGAATTTTCAGAAAATCATCATCATCATTAAGTGTCACTTCAACCAAATCTTCGATGCCTATTTCTCTATATTCTTGCATTATATGTAAATCCTATACTTTTAATAATTATATGTATTTATATATCAAAAATAGAGGTTAGGTCATTTCTGAGATTCGTACCACTCTGCGGTCATTTCTAATCCTTTCCATATATCAACTTGCGGCGAATAATTTAATACTTTTTTTATCTTGTCAATTGAACCATAGGTACACCGAACATCCCCTGCTCTAAAAGGATATTTGGTATAGCAAGATTTGTCCAAATGATATCTTTGGATGAACCAATCTAAAATCTCAACACATGATGTAGTTTCACCACAAGAAACATTGAACGATTCGCCCATAAATTTTCCTTCATGGTATATTGATTTAACTATGGCATCCACTACATTATCAATGTAACAAAAATCTCTTGACTGACTTCCATCTCCATATAATTTCAATTCTGTTTTATTCTTTACGGCATCTAGCCATGCACATATAACTGTTGCATATGGATTATCTCCTGTTTGAAGTGGACCATATACCGTAAAAAATCTAAGACAAACTGTATCGATGTCATAGAGGTTGGAATATAAACTGCAAAAGTCTTCGGCAGTTTTCTTTTGCAATGCATACGGTGATATTGGATTTAATAGTAAATCCTCTGTAACTGGCAAAACATCCGAGTTTCCATATACCGATGACGATGATGCAAATACAAATCGTTTTACTTTTCCTTTTACGCATGCCTCTAGTAATTCTACTGTTTTTACTATATTTTCTTGAGTTGTTTCTACTGGATGTTCTATTGAATATGGTACTCTTGGTACTGCCGATAGATGAACGACCACATCAAACCTGCCATCTTCAATCCATTTGAGAGCATCTGATGTATCCATACAAAAAATATCTTCGTCATCATCACCAAACTGTTCTATTAAACTGTTGACATTCTTCTGTGACCTATCCACTACGGCAAAATCCAAATCACTATCTCTCATATAGATTGATAAATTCTGTCCAATAAATCCTGCACCGCCTGTTATTAATATCTTTGTGGTCATTCTGTGCCTTTATACAAGGATTCGATTTCCTTCAATTCTTTCCTGCTCAACAACGGAAGAACATCTTTAGCCTTTTGATATGAATAGTTAAAATGCTTCTTGATAATTTCCAACTCTTTTATGTTTTCAGTTTTCATCCATTTGCTATATCGTTTTCTCTTACGAATACTATTGATTAGATAATCGTATTGAAGTTTCTTATCGGTATTTGCGAACCTATTCATCTCGTTTACATGAAAAATAGTATCGGGGAAATACGACAAACATCTGTTTACAATATAGGGGGTGTATTCTTTTTCTACCGATTCATCATCGGTGTCTAAAAGATTTTCCTTTGTGTGGTTTATCGAATTGAGATAATCTCCAAGTTTCATTATACCTGATAGTATCCCTTTGGAATTTGAGATTCGTCATTGATAATGGCAATAATAAAATCGGAATTGGTATATGCCAATCCATTCATTGTTGCTGTTTTAGTTTTATCATAAAACACCGTATCGCCTTTTGACACTGGTGGAACTTGAACTTCACCATCTAATAATTGTATACCATTTCCTACACTAATTACTGTGCCTATTGCAAACGGTTCTTTATTTCTCATTCCCTCTACTATAATACCCGAAGCCGTTGTTGTCTGCGCTTCCATTTCCTTTATTATTACAATTTTTCCAATTGCCTGAATTGGGTCTTTTTCTTTCTTTGCCATTATATTTTCCTATTTAAATTCGCAATGCATCATTAATTCTGTTAGACATGCGGTTAAGTTAATTTCATGGTCGGCTACAAATGCCGCCTTATACTGATACTCTGCTAAAACTAATACTGCCTGTGGTATAGATTGCTTTGTCAATGTGCTGTTTATTCCTTCATATATTTTTCTAAACAATTGCGTATGGTCGTTGTCAATATTATCCACGACCCATTTTCTAACCTTACTAAAATCCTTGGTCTTCATCGCATCTATCAATTCTGTGATTTTTATATCACCTATTTGTGATAGTATACCAACATCTATCGTTCCTGCAACAGAATATCTTTGCAATTCATTAATAATTCTTCGGAAGTCGGGAAAATAATTCATAACAAGTTCGGCAAGAACCTTTTCCTCGTATCCAATTCCTTCATTGCCTAGAATCATTTTGATTCGTTCAAGAAGTTGAGATGCCAACTTTGGTTTTTCTTTAGTTGGTATTTTGAATTCGATACAAGTACAACGAGAATGAATAGGCTGAATGATTCTATTCTTATAATTGCAAGTTAGAATGAACCGACAGTTGTTTGAAAATTCCTCGATGAACCCACGCAAGGCAGGTTGTGTTGATTGAGCATTGCTATAATCAAATTCGTCAAGGATGACAACTTTCTTGTTACCCGAAAGTGAAACCGTACTGGCAAAATTACGAATCTTTGTTCGGAGTGTATCGATGTTTCCATCTTCTGAACAGTTAATCATAATGTAATCAGTATCTAATTCATTACAAAGTGCCTTTGCGACTGTGGTTTTCCCGCAACCTGCCCCTCCTGAGAGAAGCAGGTTTTGGGATTCCCCAGATTCCACTATATTGTGAAATGTTTTCTTTATGTTGGTAGGTAAAACACAATCCTCAATTGTTTGTGGTCTGTATTTTTCTACCCATAAAAAATCTTTGGTCATTGTATCAGACACTTGCTATTTCTTCCTTTCCATTGAAATTGGTCTATCCATATCTTCTGATTCTGTTATCTGTGGTAAGGCATAGACAATTTTAAAAATATGGTCGTGGTCATAATCTGATACTCCCATTTTATCACAAAGAGAAATCCAAAGAGATTCAATCGAATCGTTAAGGTTTTTCCTTGATTTTAGAACATCTCCGCCAGTTGTAACAGGATTTAATATAATATACTGTACATCGTCTGTATCTTTTTGAAGAAGTGTCATTAAAGAACGGTGTGTTGTTCCTGTTTTGAAAATCCACCAATGCCCACCGTGTTCGTGCAGTTTACATTGTGGTAAATTTGCCAGTATCCATCTCTTTGATTCTTTGTCTGGATAATCTTTAAAAATTTGATGTACACCATTTCGTTCCATTACTTTTGTAATCAATGATGATTTTCTTTGAGTGACTCCTTGTTGAAGATTATGCACTTCACATAACCATTCATCAATTAAAAGTTCTTCAAAGTTGCCATTCTCATCGTTAAAATCACCTCGTTGCAAAAGTAAAGAAGCGTTTACAATGATACTTTTGTCTGATGATTTTTTGGACGGATTATGTTTATTTGATTTTAACTGAAAAGTAATTCTGGATTTATATTCATTGTTTGTATCAATTTCATAAACATCAAAAACATATTCGTCTACATCTTCCCATAAAGCGGCAACACGATGATGACCGTCAAGCAATCTGTATTTTTTAATTACTCCATTGTGTTCGATGGGGGTTTCTAAAATTTCAACAGATGGCAGCGGACAGAAAATATCTACTCCATCTTTAAAAGAATACCGCAGGTCGGCGATATGTTTTGCATCTATATCTCCCACTCTGGCTGTATTTTGTGAACGAGATAATTCGTCCAACGGTTCAATAATCTCGCTGAACTTAATTTTTCTTGCCTCAATGTGTGTTACACCGTCAGTGGTGACAATTTTTCGGTTTTCTGGAAGGTCCGACACTTCAAACTGATTAATATTAGGCATATTAGCCTCCTTTATTAAGTTTGGATATAGTTCATTCGCACCGTGCGATATTTACTTATCCATTTTAAATATATACACAACAATTTACTGTATGGTTGTGTGTGAAATTACTCCGTCATCATAAGTATAATTTACTTCTTTTGTTTTTTCTACTTGCTCTGAAATCCACTTGTAGGTTTTCTCCATCCCTTCTCGTAAGGGCATTTTATAATCCCATCCAAGTTTCTCTCTAATTAATGCGTTGTCAGAATTTCTTCCTCTTACACCTTCTGGACCATCAATGTTTTTAATTGTAACATCTTTACCAGAAATGTCAATCGCCATTTGTGCGAAATCATTAATTGCAATCATTTCTTCTGAACCTATGTTGATTGGTTCACAGAAATCAGAATCCATTAGTCTTAATACTGCTTCTACACATTCGTCAATGTAAAGGAATGAACGAGTTTGTTTACCGTCACCCCATACTTCAATTTCTCCACCATCTTCTGCAAGACACGCTTTACGACACATAGCCGCGGGTGCTTTTTCTCGTCCACCATCCCAAGTTCCTTCAATGCCAAAGATATTATGAAATCGTGCAACACGAACATTCAACCCCTTATTTCGTGCAAATGCAAGAAACATTCGTTCGCTGAACAGTTTTTCCCAACCGTATTCGCTGTCTGGATTTGCGGGGTATGCAGAATCTTCAGAGCATTTAGGGTTATCTGGGTCGAGTTGATTGTGTTCTGGATACATGCAAGCAGAAGAAGAATAAAACAATTTTCTTGTTTTATGTTTTACTGCTCGTTCTACAATGTTTAGGTTGATTAATGCGGAGTTATGCATAATGTCTGCATCATTCTCTCCTGTGAAAACAAATCCTGCACCGCCCATATCGGCAGCCAGTTGATAAATCTCATCATAGATGAGTTCGCCTGTATCTGTCTGGTCAAAATCACCTAATGATTTATCTGATAACTTTCGCCTTTTAATTCCATCTGGATAAGTTTCAAACAAGTCATCACAAACTTTTTGACTACGCAAATCACCGATAACAAAATCGTCAGCAGGAGATTCACCATACTCTGTATATTTTAAATCGCAAACACGAACCCAATGTCCCTGTTCTTTAAGTTTCTTTACTAAATGACTTCCGATGAAACCACCGCCGCCGCATACTAAAATTGTTTTTCTTTTCATTGTTTATTATCCTTTGTATGTTGAGTCTGATTCGAGTGCAACCCAATATGTAAGGGTTTTGGTTGTATTTACAAATCTACTCACAACTTTATCTGTAATTGAAACTTGATAATTGCCTGACATCATTTTAAGATTTTCTACTTTAAAGTGAAATTCAAAATCGGCTTCTTGTCCGCTTAAATCTTTAATATCAATAGAATAACTATTGGATGTGACATCTTTTCTGTCGTGTACAAACATTTCTGCGCCAACATCGGTAGACCGTACTGTTAAATCTGGCAATTGAAGAACAGAACCTGCACGAAGCAATTCGGTATAATCGGATTCTGTTAATTCAAAATCAATCACTGGTTCTGGCATATTTAAAGTCTTGTTTGCTGTTGTCAATAAGTTTGGTTCGCTGTAAAAATACTTTACCGATGAGCCATTCCCACCACTGATGATGGCATACTTGTTATGGAATTGAAACTCTGGATTGGTAAATAAACTAATTGTAGAAAGAAACTTATTTAAGTCCCAAATGCCAAACTGTGTATCAAAAGTTTCTGATACTTCTGCTTCTGCTAATACATTTTTAACTGGTGAAATTGTCTTTATTACATTTCCCGGTTCTACTAAAATGTTGGAATTAATAGAGGCAAAATTCTTCAATACCTCCAGTGTTTCCTGTGAAAGTTTTGTCGCTGTCGCTGTTGTCATATTATATAATTCTCCATTTGGTTTAGTGTTCTTCTTCGATATAATCGTGGTACGAATCCACATCGACTGTACCATCCATTATACCACGCAAAGCGTCTTTGTCAAAATGTCTTTTTGATTTTCTCTTATGTTTTTTTCTATTACTGCCTGATTTAATATCACGAACATCATCGTGATGCTCATTTCTTTGTTTATTTTTGTTCTTTTTGTTCGACATTAGAAATCCCCAATGTATTCCATAAGATTTTTTAACTTCTTGTCAATAAAATAATTCAAAAGATTTTTCCTTCCTTTAATTTCTTCTGTATTGTACTGTTCCAATATCTCATCTTCATATTCAACAGGAATATAAGAGAGGTCTATTAGAGTTTTATTTCTTTCCCAATTTGGTCTTTCATGAATAGTGCCGCTTTGTAATTCTTCGTGTAGACTTGTTATTACATTTTTTGTTATTCTTTTTTGCCTCTTGTCCTCGTTGATGAATACATCATCATCAGAAAGAATATTGGGCACACCGTCAGAAGAATCTCCCCTTAAAACATGTTCTAATAAAAAATTCTTTGGATTATCACACTCTAGGAATGTCTTTTTAAGTGGACTATATTGCTTTATATTGGGCATAAGTTGTAATTGTTGAAAGTCCTTGTCGCTTGAAATGATTACAATCTTTTCTGTTGTATGATAATGTTTACATATAACGGCAATAATATCGTCTGCCTCTGTTTTATCTACCTTAATATTTTTATATGGGAATATTGTTTTGACTTCTTCCCGAATATTATCCATTGCATCGTGGATTTCATTCCAGTCGTGTGGTGATTTTTTTTGATTCTTCTTTCTGTTCTGTTTATATGGCGGAAAGAAATCTTTACGCCAACAATACGGTGAATCATTACATATGACAAGTTCTCCATATGTTTTAGAAAACTTGGTTCTATACATTCGATATGTGTTGAGAACCAGATGCCTGATAAAATCTTCATTCATTTCTTGGTTCTGTTTAAACGATTGAAACATACTGGCAATGAGTATCTGATTATTATCCAATAAAATCATTGCTGTTTCATCTTTTCAAAACAATCTTGGGTACTGCCAATCTTTTTTGTTGCAACGGGTTTATTCTGTTTTGGTGTTTTCTTTTTAATCACTGCATTTTTACAGGCATTGATTTTAGTATCGGCATGACTTCTCATCCATGCTCTATCTTCTTTATTGGTATTTCGTTGATTCCAGAATGTCTTTTCTGTAATCCATTCCCAAATGCAGTCATTTTTCCATCTAATCTGAATTCTCAAATCTCGACCTCTTTCAAATCCCATCCATTCTTCTTGAGATGCCAGTTTATATGACTTTATGTTGAAGTTTTTAGAGAGGGATTCAAGACCGTTTAAAAGATAGTCACCATACGAGATATTATTCATTTCTAACATATTTATATTATACAAGATAAAAACTATGTGTCAAGTTATTTAATCCTACTAAAGTTATTCTTCTTTTCAAACACAATATGTTCATCGAATTTATCCGTCATGGTGTCTGATTTATGACTAATTACAAACACATTGGCACGACTGCCAAATGTATTTAATAGTTTCAGAAACTCCTCTGTGCCAACCGCATCCAAACTAGAATCAAATACTTCGTCTAGAATGAGTAAGTTGCAATTCACACTGTTTTTCAATCGTGCCACTTCTCTCCATGCCAATAGTAATGACAAATCTATTCTCAGTCGTTCTCCTTCACTGAAACTATAATATGTGAACTCATCTCTATGGCGACTTTTAATTGTTTCTATAAAGTTTTCGTCTAAACTAAACTGGCAGAAAAAGTCCATATCTCCAAGATACTTATTGATGAGTTTATTCATAATGGGCAAATAATGTTTAATGATTTTGGACTTTATGCCACTATCCTTTAACATCATTGATGCGATTTCAAAATAATACTTGTCTTCTATTTTCTCTTTTCTGGCATCAACATGTGCCGTTCCTTCGCCTATTAAATTGTTCAACTCATTCTTGGCGTCTTGCACTTCTGTTCCTTCACTCATTGCAGATTCTATGTTTGTTTGCAATTTACCAATATATTGAGAAGATGCACTAATTTGATTTTGCTTCGCTGTTATATTTCGTTCAATCTTTTGTACATCTTCTAATATAACATTCATCAAACTCAACTGTTCTTCAATCTTACTGATATTTTCTTCAAGAGAATCAAGAGATTCCTTAATTTCTTTTTTCTTTTTATTCTTTTCTTCAAATACTTCGTTCTTATGAGAATCGGTAATGTCTTGTTTGCATGAGGGACAAGAATCATTTTCTTCATAGAACCGTATTGAATTGTTTAATGTTTTTAATTTGGTATTTAATCTACTTTCTATAGATTCCGACTTCAACAGTTTCTTTGTAACTGCATCTTTGTCTTTTACATTCTCTAATAATTTATCGATATTGGATTGATATTCGTCTACTTCATCCTGCCATTCTTTGATGTGGTTTTGAGATTCTTTTATATCTTTTTTAAACTTATCGATATTATCCGATGACTTCTTTTCGAGTGTGTTGATTAGCCTGTTCTTGGCATCGACTTTTTCTTTTGTGAGTTCAATCTTATGGTCTATCTCTTTTATATAATCCTTTGTCATTTGTAATCTTGCACGAACAAGAGTATTCATTACAGAAAATACATCGATGTCTAAAAGATTTTCTACAACCAATCGCCTATCTTTTGCCGATAGTTTCATAAACGGCACATAATTACTTGACCCAAGAATAACTACCTGACAAAAACTTTTATATGTCATTTTAAGTATCTGTTCTTCTAGTATCTTTTGATAATCTCTTGACCTAGCATCTTGGTCCAATAGTTCACCGTTCTTAAATATTTCAAATTTATTCGGCTTAATTCCTCTGATGATTTTATAGTCATCCTTGCCCGATGAGAATTCAATTTCCACTTCACATTCTCTTTCGTTTATAGAATTCACAAGCAAAGGTTTTGTAATGCCTCTAAATGATTTACCAAACAATGCAAAGGTAATGGCATCAAGCATTGTGGATTTGCCTGCACCGTTATCGCCACTTACAAGTGTAGTATTATTATTTGTAAGATTTACTGTGTTTTTATAGTTTCCTGTTGAAAGGAAATTTTTATATGAAAGTGTTTTAAATATAATCATTCTGTTGTTGTAAATATATTCCGAATCCGTTCGTTCGCAT